ATGGCTTCTTCTAGCGCTTGTAGTCTTCCCCTTATGTTGCTTTCAAAAGCACTCGTTTGGACTTGAGCTGTTTTTACGATGCGTTTTCTTTCACTGCCTGTTAAACCATCTTGAGTTTTTTCTAATTCTTGTTGTGTTACTTCAGATGGTTTCTTATTAAACTTCTTAGCTGCTGCCTGTCGAAGAAGCTTAGGATCTGGCACGCCCTCATATAACTCACGCAAAGATTTTACAGTTTCTGCTGGAGCATTTATACCCAAAGTCTTTCTATATGCAAAACCAGCAGCTTCTCCTACTCCTTGACCAACAGCAGATAAAGCACCCTCTCCTAACACATTTAAGGCCTGACCTGCCAGTGATTCTTCTTGTTGACCAACGCTGGTTTCTAAAATTTCTTCTGCGGCTTCGCCAGCAGCGCCTCCTAATATACTAGCTAATACACGTTGAAATCTGGGTCCACCTAATGCAAGATTGTTTTTTAGAAGGCGTAGCACCTTCCCCTGTGGTGCTAAAGCTGCGATAGAGGCAGCTACGGGACCAAAAATACCAGAAAGGTCAAGAAGGTCAGCAACACCTGAAAAAGATCTTTCGTCTACTATAATATTTTTATCCGATTTTTTTTCCTTATCCAGCAAGCCTCTAGATATTAAAATATCTTGTCCACGAGGCGTTACTGCTACACGTTGTCGACTATCACGAACAAAACCATCACTACCAACAAAAGCGCGCATAACATTATCCTGTTCCTCTGGGGTATCTGCTAAACCTAACTTGGCACGTAACTTAGGTGCACGTATGCCTGTCTCCTCATCAAACATCATTTCATCGGCTACAACAGGGTTGGTTTTTGCTTGTTGTGCGGCTAGTTTTCGTGCAACTTCTTTTGCGACTTCAGGATCTTGTGTATCTATCGTCACAACTTCGCCACCTGGCAATCTTACTTTTATCATTCTAAATAGTCATCTGGGTTTAAAATTATTTCTTTATCACGTTCTATTGGTATTGGTAACTGGTATATTTCAAAAAATTTACGTGAAGTATTTACATCTCTTTGGAATTTCTGTTTTTCACCTTCTAGTTCTGCTGTACGACGCGCTATAATTCCTAACAACTCATCAGGTGTCGCAGTAAGTTTGTTAATACCTTCTAAATCTCCTAAAAGTCTTTCAGCTATTTTCATATCCCTATCAGACAATCTGGCACCACTTTGACCAAGTAATTTGCCAGCACCTGTCTGTGCTATCTCTTTTAATATTCTCTGTACTACTACGCCTGGTGGAGCTTTTGGAGACAAACCAATAGCAGCCGATCCTTTGTAAATTAATTCGTCAAAAAGTGCGAGAGGTCCAGTTACAGGATCTTGTTTTATTGACTGCTGAATTTTTGACAACCAACCAAGTGTATTGTCAATTCCTCTTATTTCACTTTGTGCTTCATTAATCTTTTGTTCCTGTACCAAGGCATCAGCTTGTAATTTTTGAAAATCTTTAAAGGCTTTTTCGTTTTTTTCAAAAAGATCAACAGCTAATTGTTGATCTCGTAGTTGTTTTGCTGCCTGAGCCGCTTCTTCTCTATCCACTTCACCACTTAAGACATTACCAAAATTTAACAAAGCTTCAGCTCTAGTCATACCAGGTTGGTAGAAATTTGCACCCGCCCTTAAAAACCTATCTGTTCTTCTTTGATTTTCTTGTATTTGTGCGGTACGTATTGCTTTTTCTCTTGCTTCTTGCTCCTCTTTTTCTGCTGCTAATTGTGCATCTTTCAAAGCCTGTTGTTCTTCATCATTTAAACTTGTGTCATCACCTAATGTGGGCTCACCTTCCACCAGTTCTTTTTGCTCTATATTTTCTATATCCGCACTCATATCTTGCACATCTGGGCTAATGGAAAGACCAAGACTTTCTATTTGTTCCTCTGATATACGATCCAAATCTACTGGTTGACTAAAAAGAGATGTTACTCCTAGTCCCCCCCCAAGAAGTGCTGCTGGAAGTGGATTTATTTGAAAGCCCTTCGGACCAACTTTTAATGGGGAGAATAAGTCTTGTGTAAATTTAAGCGTACTAGATATAGCTCCTGGTTTATCTAAAAATTTACTAATAGAATCTGCTGTTTGCTTAAATCTAGGAGCCCCTAGTTTTGGTAGACTCATAAGACCACCCAAAGCAGATGGTCCTGTTAAAGGCGCAGTTGCCGCTGCTCCGAACAAACCCAAAGCACTCAGACCAGCTCTTTGATTAGAAATTATATTTGCTTGTATTGCCCTTTCTTCTAAGCTAAGCGGTATTCCCTCTTGATCTGTTTCTGGAGCTAAGCTTAGATCAATTTTTTTTCTTGAACTCTCATTACCATCCAGATCGGATGTTACTACAAAAAATTCATCACCTATCCTCTGTAAGGATTCTGTCCCCTCTAGCGTCGGTACTCTAAACCCTCTAAAGATTGGTTTGCTTTGTATTACATCAGGTCGGTTAACCACCCCGCCCATCTGAAACATTCTTCTTTTAAATACATTCATTAGTTCTAATTATCATACCCTGCGAAAGCTTGATTTTGTATGCCAGCTAATCCTCTATAAGCGCCCACACCTGCTTGCAATCCAGCTAGTGTAGGATCTATAGGCATGCCGAAGTCACTAGATATTCTTGTACTCGAAGGACTAAATCTTGGTAGCAGATTACCGATACCTGTTAAGACATCAAGCGGTCTGGACTGTCGAGCTAAGTCTCTTTGGAATTCTCGTCCAAATTGTTCCTCTAGTAATTGTCTAGGGACTGCACCAAGTTGGGCTAATTCTCTTCTTTCTCTTTGTGCTAAATCTTGTTGTGTTGACCCTAATCTACCAAACTCTTGACCTAGACCTACAATTCCTCTACCGATATCTCGTGCTAAATCAGACCTTTGTGTCCCAATACCCAAGAGATCACCAGCAAAACCACGTCGTGCCGATAGTAAATCTTGACCTAGGCCTCGTTCAAAACCAGCTGCACTTGATAGGGCATCCCTTTGAAACTGCGATTCTTGTTGTGCTTGACGCAGAGCATCAGAGAATCCAGCAGACCTAATGCCAGCCAGAGCCTCGCCTAAGCCCCTACCCAGACTTCTACGACGCTCGGCTGCTGACAAACGGGCTCTTGATCCAAAAGCCGACTCACCACCTTGTGCGATATCTCTTGCCCTTTGGGCAATATCTTGCATTTCTCCAGCTTGTAAGGTGTCTTCTATTGTTCGTTGCACCACTTGTTGTTCAAATGGGTTAAAAAATGCTTGCGCTGATCTTGGATCAAAACCAACTAAAGAAGCTCTTTGTAAGTCTCTAGCTGAAGGTCCTTGCGCGCCAACAGATCCTATTAAGCTTTGTAAGCCTTGGCCCAACTGACCCTCTGCTTGGGCAAAATATGGTTGTAAAATTTCACCGCCTCGACGTTCTGCCTGAACACCTTCTAATAACGCATCTTGTTGGGCTTGTAAAAAAGGTCGAAAACCGCCTATCCCTTGGAAAGAACTTTGGATAGCGGCTAGCTCTAGCGGCGATAAACCCGCTGTTCTTCGCAGAGGAATATCTTGACTAAGTGCTAGTCGACCTGCAGCTTGGACTTGATCAAAAAAACCAGGTGTTTGCGCTGTCCCGAAAAAAAGACTTGCTAATCTAGGATCTGATATATCTTCTACTAATCTTTGATTTTGTAAAACTGGCTGTAATTGATTAGGTAAAGCACCAATACCCTGGTTAAAAGTTTGATTAGAGCCTGACGTGCCAAAACCTGGTTGTGTGATCACTGGCATGCCAAATCGGTCCGTTGAATATGTAGGACCCTCACCAGCTCTAGGGTTCAAAGGGACGGGTGTATCCCGTACAGGTTTGACTACTTGTCTAAAATTACTCTGATTGCCTAGAAATGATCCTGAACGGGTTCCTCCCGCTAATTGTTCTTTTGGGACGTTGTAGGCTACACCACCTCCAGGTATAGGATTACTACCAAAACCACTAGGCCCTACATTTATAGCTTGACCAGGATTTAATGCTTGTCGTGTTCTCTCTAGTTGATCTAAATATTCTTGACTTGGCCCAGAGAAGTTTTGTTCGTCCCTATCATCAATACCGTTCATATTGGTATCTTGAAAATCCATAGTTCTCATCGCCATTATGCTACCCCCTCAAAGTATCGCATTAGTTTCATCATATTATTTGCACCTCTTTTCCTATCTGGTTCTAAACTTGGTACTAATTCCATAATACCACCTTTTTTCTTGTTAAGTTTTAAACTACCAGCACCCATATTGGCTTTAGCAGTCATAACAAACTCACCATCTGAAAGCATCGCTGGTATGTCATCTGAAGTGCCTGTACCTGGGCCTATCGATTCACCGCCAGCACGCATGTCAAGAACCTTGCCTCCTTCAGCGTAATCTGATTCGCCAATAACTTGACCGCCTTGTGCAAATGAATTTTGTTGGTTTACAGGTACTAAACCTAAATCAAAACCGCTACTAAATGTTTGTTGCTGTAAATCTGGACGTAAGTTTACTCTTATATCTTGTAGACCGCCTCGTTCTTTTTCCGCTGCTTTTTTTGCAGCGGCACCATACGCTGTAGCTAAAGCTGCAAATTTTGGATCTATACCGCCTTTTTCTGGATCAAGAGAATCTTTAAGACTACCAAAGATACCGCCACCACTAGGATCTATACCAAGCACATCATCTAAAAACCTTCCTAGTCCACCATTTTGCGTGCTACCTTGACCTGAGAATAAATTACCAAACATACCGCCACCCCCGATGTCTGTACTTTTATTTTGTTGATCTTGTTGTCCACCAAACCCATAAGCACCAAGAACACTTTGTCCAAAATCTCGTAACGAATCCAAAGGTGAATTAATTAAACTGCTTATGCCTTTTTGTAAAGTGCCTGGAATACCTTCTAGTAAATTACCCAACCCTTCTTCTTGTATTTGTGAGAGCGCTCCTGACGTACCAAATATTCCTGATTTACCGCCTGCTCCTAAAGTTAATAAATCACCTAGGCCACCTTTACCTTGGGCTAAATTGATTGCTGATTTACCTTTATTGTATATAGCAGCAAAAGGTTGTAGTGGCCCAGGGATAAACTGAGCTACACGTGCGACAGGATCAACAACCTTTTTAACTTTTTTCCAAAGCCTACCTACTGATTTTTTTAGTTTACTAAACAAACCAAATTCAGGCAGACCTGTACGGGGATTGATGATGACATCTTCATCACCTACAACCAGACTGGAGTATTCAAAACCCTCTCTCTTAAGTTTTTTTTCTAATGATTCTCTAAGACCTTTGTATTTTTCTAAGACCTCTGGTGGCACTACAAGCTCACCAGGACGCAGATGTGCTAACTCTGTATCGCCACCCCTGCCTAATTTTTTTATACTCTCTAAACCTTGCATACTAACCTGTTGTTACTGATACTGTACCTAAACCACTTGTACCTGCAACACCCGTTGGATAAGTACGATGTGATGTTAAGTCAATAAATTGTGTTCCATCGAACAACTGCAATACTTCCGTAGTCGTATTGAAAATAAGCGTGCCTGGCTCTAATCTAGCTTCATCACGTTGCGTTGTTGTTAATTGTAGCGTGAATGTAGGGTCAAATCCACCTAAATTAAGCTCTAATATCCTGACTAAGCGGTTAAATAATTCGGTTGAGACAGTATCGCCAGATGCTATTGGTAATCTTGTTGGCAAGAGCCTAGCCATTATCTTCTACCATCTGGACGGATATCGTATCTAGTTGCACCCAAACGCCACCCAACACCATCGTTACCAGTATCACCATCATTAGATTCTATTCGTAAAACCATTTGGCGCCCGCGTCCCCTAATATGTGATTGTTGCGTGCTAGAAGATACTGTTGAAGTAGAAGCGGTTGCAAGCGAGTCACCAGGAAAGTTCCTTACTTTGGTCACTAAGTTTACATTCCCTGATGCTGAGTTTGCTAAGAACTTTATATCGGGTATTACTTTGCGCAAAAAGGTAAACTGCTCACCATCGCCGATATCCATATCAGAAGATTCGATGAATACACCTGTCATTTCTGAGCCATCGTCATCAAAACCGATTTCATGTTGGAATATTTTGCTGTCACCTGTTGCTTGAGGAAATGTTTCAACCCCCGAATCCAACCAAGCTGTTCTTACTAGTTGACCGTAATACCAAACTTGCTCTTCGTAGTTGTATATTACATATCGGTCTATTTCAGAAGATGTTGCTGAAGGATAAAACCACCCGATTTCATTTTCTTTAGTATTAGTGAAGGCATGTACTTTAAATGCTTGATCGCTGTTAAAATTACTAAAAACAAAATTTAAAACACTACAAGGGATTTTACTTACAGTACCGTTGTAAATATAGAAGTTATCATAAGACATAAAGTAGATACCATTCGGTCCAGTAACCGCTGCTTTTGGCCCGATTAGACCAGTAGCTTGATTTATTAAATTTACAGCAAAGGTAAAAGGTGGTCCAACAAATTGCATGCTATATAAAGAAGTGTCTGTAAATATCACTATTTCTTGTCTTGATTTAACTGCGCCCACTATTTGTGAGCCAGATGAGAGCCTGAGTGAACCTGCTGTATTATCGATCTTAGGTTCAAATTCCAGCTCGTCTTCTTGATCAGAGAAAGCTATAAACATCGGATCTAAGACCCCAGTTCTAGCTGTACCAGCAGTATTTAAAGGATCTGCTCCTAAGATTATAAGATGCCTGTCAACTTCAGAAGTAATTACCTGCAAGGCTTTTGTTGGCACAAGGTTAGCACCTGTTCTACCTGATAACTCTACCGACCTTGTAGTCAAACCATCAGCTTGAATCCACTCAAAGATACCGCCACCACGTGGATTTATAATTAAGTTTTCTCCAAAGTTGTCGTGTGTCCACAAACGTAGTTGATTAGTGCCTGTTAGAGTAGTGGAGGATCCAAAACCGCCATCTCCCCAAGAGCCCACGCCCCACCCAGTAGATGAAACGTACACATCTAAACCAACATTAACTTGATAAGCACCTACTACCGAACTACCACCATTAGCTGTATCTGAAGCGTTGGCGGTTACTGTAGCACCAGAGGTGTCTTTGGCTACAATTTTGTAACTGTTAGCATCGACTATACTTGATATTTGATACTCTTGATTTAGAACAGAGGCTACAATCAAACCACCAAGTGATGTAGCACCACTAAAGGTAACAAAATCGTTCTTGACTGCACCATGTGCTGTATCAGAAACAGTTAGCTCCGAAGAGCCGTTGCTTGCAGCAAATGTGACGTCCCCAGCGCCAGTCGTTAATCTAATAGGCGTAATATCATTAAAATTTGCACCCTCTTTGATGTAATATTTTAAATGTGTGCCGTTACCTAAATACTTATTTCCCTCTAGTGATAACCAATTAAATAAAGCTCGTGATGTGCCTAGGTAAGTGGCATCAGTTGTTGTAGCCCAACCACCAAATTTTTCAGGGCGTCCTGAACGAAATCGTATTAAGTTACAGTCAAACCACCCACCCTCGTTATCGTAAGCGGTGCCCTCTCTATTTATGCCTGGTCTAAAAAGATATTTTTGGATTGTCATACAAAAACCTCATATATATTCTATCTTGTTATATGTAGTTTTTACTAGACAAATCTAGACTTGAAAGGAGTCTTCTCTCATCATATCTGCAAGTTCATGACTTCGACCTTTAACCTGTTTTGCCCATTTACTGTCTAGCATTTCTACAGCTACTTTGTCATAATCATGTGCTTTTAAGGCTGTTAACATGTTGACAAATTTAAATAAGCGGTTGCCTAAGTTAAAATACATATTAATTAAGACTATTTTCCTATTATCTGAAAGATCTTTGTATACAGGCAGTTGATGCTCTAAGATTTTAACACAATTTCTAACATCATTTAAAAGTAAAAAATCTGCCTCATCTTGTGATATTCCACCGCCTAGTCTCTGGTCAACCAATCTGCCATAACCAATAGTAAGATATTTTTCAGGAGTAGAATCTTCATATACATGCGAAACGAAGCCCTCGTGCTTTTTTAACATGTGTCGAACTTTTCCTTCTAAATTATCAGCTATATTGCTCACAATATTTTCACCTCAAATACCAAAGCAAGAACACCACCAAGCAAACCTACTAGTAATAACATAATATAAGTTTGGCCACGATCTATTTTGCCGTTTAAATCTTTAATATTCAGCTCTATATCAGTAAACTTATTGAAAGCGGTTTTCCAGCGTTCAGCTGATTCTTTTTGATGAACCGCCAACTCACAAGCTACATCACTTACTGTCTTTCTGCTCATTTATTTTTTAATTTACTAATTATATTTTTAATCATTTCTGGTTTTTTGTAATAAATAAAACCTAATACCAAAACTACAAAAATTAAAAACCCTAGAAAATTTTCCATATTATTCCTCCTGTCCTTCCGATGGATCAGAAGATTCGACAACACCTTCTTCTGATTCTAGATCCTGAGCTAATTCTTTAAGACGATTTTCTATTTCTGATCTTAAATTTCCTACAGATTGAAGTTCGTTGCCATTCCAAGTGCCCCTTCTGCTAGAGACATCTATTATGTTAATTAGGCTTACTAAAAAATTTTTATCTTCCATTAGCTTGATATAACTTTAGAAACACTTGTTGGTGTAATTTGTACAGCAATCTGTCCATCCAAACCTGATTTAAGATTTGCAACTTCAGTTGAGCCTAACCCTGCTTCTACCCAAGCTTGGACGTTAGCTAAACTGACGCTACTAAAATCTATGA